ACTGAGTATGACAACAATCAGTATCAAAGAGATAGAGCCAGTGCTTATCCTTCCTTACAAGACCAGTTAGATATGCAATACTGGGATAGTGTCAATGGCACAACTACTTGGAAAGATAAGATAGCAGAAGTTAAAGCAGATAATCCTAAACCCTAATGAAAAAAGAATGGTTGATGTGGTTATGTTCTGTCATCCTAATTATATTTGTTTTAATAATTGGGTTTGAACAGAAATCTTATGCAGAGACCAATACAGTGTCCAGTACGATTTCTGGAACAACGACAGTTGATAAATCCGTAGGAACAGCCTCTGCTCCTTCGGTGATCATTAATAATCAAGATGTATGTACTACAGGAGCAAGTGCTGCTGTACAAACACAGATCTTAGGTATTGCAGGTGCAACTGTTTATACTGATGAGAACTGTGAACGATTAAAACTTTCTCGATCCTTATATGGAATGGGAATGAAGGTTGCTGCTGTCTCTGTTCTTTGTCAAGATGAACGAGTTTTTTCAGCAATGGAAATGGCAGGTACTCCTTGCCCGTACTTTGGTACGATAGGTGAGGTTGCTCAAGCAGGGTGGGATAGTCACCCTCAACATAAACCAGGATATGAGGAATCTAGAAACTATGAAAAATACCTTGTGGGTGGTCTGTTGGCTATCATTACTGGTTTCGCTATCTTCTAGAGCAGAAGAAGTCACTACAGAAAATTTATTAAAAGATAGTACCGATACAAATATTAACGATGTAGAAAACTCTAATAGCTCCTATGGTATGGAGGGAGCAGAGTTTACAACAGGAAATGAGAGTCTAGGAGGAGGCTCAAAAACCTTTGATATTGATTTATCAGAATACAAAAACATTGATCTCATCGAGTATGGAAGCAATGTCTACAGTCACATCTCAAATGACACAGTTCCTCTATGTGTTAACACAACAGGAGATTGTAAAGATGAATTTAAAATTACAGTCTCTCTCTATAACGATTCCGTTTTAATCAAACAATACAATCATAGTTATTCTGATCTCTCTTGGTCTGGAGTTAAAGATTTCAAATATACCCAAAGTGTCTCGGATTTAGTTTTTAATACCGCAGAATTAGAACTTTATGGTGTTGATATGGGATATCATGGTGGATATTATGGCCCAGGTTTCTCTGATTATTACTTCACTGCTACTTATAAGATAATTGAATTAGTTATTGATCAAGTCTTAGATCAAGTAGAAATGGACTTAATTGATGCTAGTTATGAAATTTATGAAGATGTTAGTTTTGAAATAGATATCCAAGATCCTACAGGAGAAATGATTTCTTTTGAGTTTGATATGGTTGAACCTGAAATCGTAGAGATCGATACTCCTGTCATGGAAGAGTTTGCTGCCATTGAAGAAATACCAACAGAAATGGAAGTCGAGATGACCGAAATGGTCGAAGAGTTAGAGGTTGAGCCAGAAGTAACAGAAGAACCCTCTAATGAAGAACAACCTCAAGAGACACCTACCAAAGAAGAAGTAGCCCAAAAGATTATGGTCAAGGTAGTCGAACAAGGCAATCAAACTGTTTTAAACAATGTTAAGTTAGCTGTTATGGCCCAGTTAGCAGACACAAAATCTTTTAATAACTACCAACTAAAAACATTAACAGATAACAATATTGACGACTATCTTAGTGTCACGATAGATGATCCTTATGGTATAATGTTCAATATAGCTCAACAACAAACAATGGATGAAATGATTAACTCACAATGGCAGAAATAAGTATAGGACAGGTATCTTTTAAAGGGGGGAAGGTGTTTGGTATCATTATTGCCTTATCTACCCTTGTAGGATGCTTATATGGAGGATTTGAGGTATATAAAGACTATATGGACATGAAAGAGAAGATTCAAAATTACACTGCTCCTGACCTATCTCATATCGAACAAGAGATTGCTGTTGTAAAGTCTGAAGTAGATATGGTTCTAGAAGAGATCTCTATTGTAGCAGATGTGGCCAAAGATCTAAAGAATGATATGAAGGCAGATTTACGTCAAATGAATAATGACATCCGACACATTACTGAAATTGTCAATGATGTGGAAGATAGACAAAAAGAAGATTCGAGAGAGTTAATCTCAGAGATGAAGATACTAGAAGAGAATCTTGATCTTAAAATTAACAAAGCACTTAATAACCCTTTAAACAATATGTCGGCAAATATCAAATGAAAATAGAACTCAAAGTCATCCTACCCTACGTAGCGTTAATAGTTGGGTTAGGTATGTCTTGGGGAATGTTCTCGGAACGATTAGATGCAGTTGAAGTAAAGGCCGATAGAATTGCCAATATGCAAACCGATATCGCCATTATCAAAGAAAAGATTATGTGGATTGAGGCCTACTTAGTTCGATCCCAATAACCCCTAGTTTATCCACAGATTATAGTATATAATTATTGACATATTGACGAATATGTACAAAAAAATATTAGTCATTTCTGACACTCACTTCCCTTATCATCACCCTGATACTTTCCCTTTTTTACAGAAATTAAACAAAGCCTATAAACCCGATCACGTGGTTCATATAGGAGATGAAATGGACTGGCACTCTATTAATGTTTCTCATGTTATTAATCCCGATCTCCCTAGCCCAGCTGATGAATTATTAGTTGGGCAATCCCTTTGTAAACAATTAGAAAAGATATTTCCTAAAGTTATCCTACTAGAAAGTAATCATGGTTCGATGGTGCTGCGTAGAGCAATGGCCAAAGGAATGTCTAAGTTCTTTATTAAAGACTATAACGAGATCTTAGATGTAGGTAAGGGTTGGCAATGGAAAGAACGCCACATTATTGAAACAGACAAAGGTAAGATTATCTTTGCTCATCAATTCTGTAAGGATATTGCCAAAGCGGTAAGAGAAGCCAGTATGTCTTGTGTTCAAGGACACTTCCACACTACGAGTGAAATTAAATATGTCGCTAACGACTTCCACCTTAATTGGGGGATGAGTGTTGGTTGCATGGTAGATAAGAAGTCTCTCGCTATGGCTTATATGAAAGTTAATATGGCCAAACCTATTCTCTCTTGTGCAGTGATTACTGACGGAGTACCCTATATCGTACCCATGATCTTAAAGAAATCTGGTAGTTGGGATAGAAATATCTATCTATGAGAATATTACCTGGAAAAGATAAATTAATTTTTTCTATTATTGATGAAGAGTCTAAAGAGTTCAATAAACTCAATGGTAAAAAGGGGTATGTCGAGATATCTGACAAGAACCTTCTCATCATTTGGAAAGACCTATGTGATATAATAGAAGGGAAATGTCAACAAGAGAACAAATAAAACAATCTATCCTCAAGCATGAGGGTAAGGTAAATTCTGTCTATAAAGACCATTTAGGAAACGCCACGTTTGGAGTAGGCCATTTAGTTCTACCTACAGATGATCTTCAAGAAGGAGTAGAATACTCTGATGAAGTTGTCATGGAATACTTTGACAAAGACTTTAGCATTGCTTTAGAAGATGCAAAGAAGTTTGTTACTGAAGAGCACGTACATCCTACTGCCTTTGGTATTGTGGTCGAGATGTGTTTCCAATTAGGCCTTCCAAGATTACAAAAATTCAAAAGATTTCATTATCATCTCAATAAGTGTGAGTACGAGGCAAGTGCAGCAGAGATGTTGGATAGCCGTTGGGCAAAACAAACCCCTAATCGTGCCAACGCTTTAGCAGATAAAATGAAAAGTATTTAACAACCGAAAGGAGTTAGAGATGAAACAAGCATGGGATTGGGTATTAGGTTTATGGACTAAACTAAATACTCACGCAAAATGGATGATCCTTATTGTCTTAGCTTTAATAGTTTATAACTGGTGGATAGCTTAATGCTATCTAAACTACTAGGCGGATCTCTTGTGGACACTGTTGGTAAAGTTATCGACAGTGTTCATACTTCCGAAGAAGAAAAACTTGCTGCTAGAAATAAACTCAAAGAACTAGAAAACGAGATTAACTCTAAACAAATGGATATAAACTTAGCAGATGCTAAGTCTACTGCCACAGGTATTGGTGGTATTATGCAACGATCCTGGAGACCATTAATAGGAATGAGTTGTGCTCTTGCCATCTTTTGGGAGTATGTCGCTAAACAATTCATTATGTTTATTCTTGCTGCTTTTAGTATTGAACATGATCCTTTACCCGCATTAGACATGGGTGTCTTGATGCCTTTAGTCATGGCTCTCTTGGGCATGGCTGGGATTCGCAGCTTTGAGAAGGTTAAAAAAATTACTAAATGATCAAGTGTGAGAAATGTGGATGTTCTTGTCATTGTGAGATGACTTGTATAAACTGTGATTGTGCAGGTTGCACACATAAGGAGTAACACATGGCAACACTTAAAGAAGTAGAAAAACAATTAAGAGAAACTAAAAAAGAATTAAGAGAACAAAGAGCAAGAGTTCAATTCCTCTTAGAAAGACTAGAACTTGGGCATGAAAGAAATGCTGAGTTAAGAAAAAAGATTATGACCATGACCTTTGATGATGTTGTAAAGAACCAAAAAGAACTTTTACTATATCAAGAGAAGATGGCCAAAGACAAAGAATTGGTCGAAACATTTGAGAACCAGGTTAAACAATCGGAAAAACTAAATGCCTTATAGTAAATACTCACCCAAACAAAAGAAGTTGGCCGCAGTCAAACCACCTCGTAAAAAGATTACTGCTGCTGATCTTAAAGCATTAAAGAAGAAAAAGAATGGCAGATCCAAGACGTAAACGTGCTGGTGTTAGTGGATTTAACAAACCTAAAAGAACACCTAGTCACCCAAGTAAATCACACGTAGTTGTTGCTAAAGAAGGTGACAAAGTTAAAACCATTCGCTTTGGTCAACAAGGCGTATCAGGAGCTGGTAAAAGCCCTAAATCAGCATCTGAGAAAGCAAGACGTAAATCTTTCAAGGCCCGTCATGCTAGAAACATTGCTAAAGGAAAGATGTCCGCAGCATATTGGGCAGATAAGGTTAAATGGTAATGAAAGTCTGGGAAAAGAAATACAAAGGAAAAACAAAGTCTATCAAAGACAAAAAAGGTTACGCTGCCATAAAAGCACAGGCAGACAAGAAATTTGGAAAGAAGGTAAGTCTAGTCAAGAATATGTGGATTTCCAAACAACTCAAGAAAGGATAGGAACAATGCCAAAAGTCGGTGGAAAAAAATTTGCATATACAGAAAAAGGAATGAAGGAAGCCAAGAAGTATGCAAAGAAAAAAGGTAAAAAAGTCTCCAGTAAAAAAAAGAAATAGTCTCAGACACGTAGAGATTACATGGATTGATTCTGGTAGAGCCTCTGGTGAATGGAGTAACTGTGAGGATACAATGAAAAAACCTATGCCAATATGTTTATCTACAGGATATTGGTACGATCAAAACAAAGAAAAAATTCTTATTTATGGTGCTATAGAGCTCGATAAAGAGGGTAATCCCATTAAAGGCACTGAAGGTTCAGAACAAGAGATAT